TGCCAAGGCTTTGATTCTTGGATTATCAAGATTTTTTACGATTGGCTCAAGTGCTTTGATTACGTTGTTTTCTAATATACCCATTATTTTTCTCCTCTTTCTCTGATTAAATCATTTTCGCAATCTTGGCATGCGTAATAAGGTTCTTGCACAGATGCGATAATTTCATCTTCGTGAAATAAATTGTTGCACCCATCACATTCTGCGAAGTTATCAACAAGATAAGAGTTCTGAAATTTTGTCATTTTTAATACTCCATTTTTTCGATTGATAAAGCGTGCTTGAAACCTTTTTGCTTTAGAAGTTTATAATCCTTTAAAGCTGCTTTATAAGTATTATAAACGCCATATATTCCGTAACAATATAAAGTATACATTTTCTTCTCCTTTGGCTGTTTTTGTTTGTCTTATTATTAATATAGGCTTTCAGTTCCTACATGTCAACAACTAAAAACATTTTTTTTATTTTATTTTAGCAGCACTTGTTCGGCCATTTGCCTGGAACGCACTGGGTAGAATAGCGAACAATTGTGACGTTTTAACCAGGACGGCCTCCCTGGTCACAGCTGGGCGTAAAGCGAACAATTGTGAGTTTGGCCTTTACCCGGGCAGATCCAGGTTACCCCGAAACCGAACAATTGTGACCAGCCTCTCCCTGGTTGGCCAGATCCCGAAGTCCGACAATCCCGAACAATTGTGCGGTCTGGTGCTGCTGCGAATCCCGAAGTCCGAACAATTTGGCCAGACCCGGGCTACGCAAATGCCCGAAACACCGAACAATTCATAGCCCGACCAGTCCGAAAGCCCGACAACCCCGAAGTCCGAAGGTCAACGCCTGACCCGACCCCCTAAGTAATTACGCTACTTCTTGGGTTTCACGCTAGTTTGCTCTATCACGTCTGCCTCCTTATGGGTCTTTGTGGCTACTTTCATGCGTTTCTGTGCTATGTCTTGGAATTCTTGTAGTTTTAACAGTATTTCTTCCCTTGTCATGCTGTCGGTTCTCTCATGTAGCACATGGGCTTTATTAACAAGCAGACCTGTAGCCTTTAATCGCAGTTCTTCGGCTCTAATGGCTTCACCGAATTTTCCAGACTCCCATGCTTCGTTACGAATTTTAAGTAAGTCACGCACCGACTTATCAATTGTGACACCGAACCTTGTTTGGGCTTCGTCACGCATTTCTTGATAACGTTCTTGGACAACTGGGTTACGGAGCAACCTCACGGCATCGACACCTGGATTTGCATATCCTGCTGCACGAGCCGAAGAGGTCTGTGTCATATCCTTGTGCATAAAGTTATTAAGAAAATCTTGCTGCTTATCGGTCAATCGTTTCCAACCTGCTAATCGTTGTTCTTTAGTTAAGTCTTCTGCTACTCTTGGCATCTTATTTTATCTCCATTTAATTACTAGTTTACTAGGGGTAAGAGGGGTGGGTTACTTACCACCCTCTTATACCCCCTTTAGGGGGGAAGTTCGGTAAGTTGGTAAGTTTGAACAAAATCAATGACTTACAAGCCATAAAACACTTACCGACCCCTAAAGTAACCTCGGTAAGTAGATATACGCAAACCGAGGCTACATAAGGGTTTGCCAACTTACCGACCAATCTACTTCCCGTGGTAAGTTGGTAAGTGGTAAGTAGATCACTCATAAAGCACCACAATTTTAGGGTCATTTGTTCGCTTATAAAAAGTTCCCCAGTCGGTACAAACGTACCCTAAATGGAACATCATTTCTCTGTGTTGCAAGAAGCATTCGGCACATGAATACATATCATATTTGCAATCAAGCATATGATTAATTGGTGCATGAAGTTGTTGTGCGATTCCTTTTTCAACGGCACAACCGAGGCAAATTGTTCGGTGATTCATTTGCAGATCCATGCCAGGGACAATTTTTTCTTGGCATGATCCACACTTTTTTTGTTTTTTATAGGCCATATTACACCTCTTGACTTACGCTAATGGTTTCCATTTCTTGTACTATAGTCGTGTAGTCACGCCTTTTAGCTATGATTTGCCACTTCTTAACGGCTTCATCATAGTTGTCGGCTTCTATATCAACCATATAATACTTTGTTTCCTTACAATGGATAACAAACTTTTCTTTTGGCAGTTTTCTCATATTAAGCTCCATTAAAGCATGATGCTTTAACCATGTGATCTATTGGCTCGTCACCATAATAGTCAAATATAGCACCAATTACTAATTGTTCGCTTTTGTTAATGTCATCTTTACATTGACGCATAGTTACATATTCGACTTGGCTCTTATGAAACATACACTTTTGTTCGCCTCCATCATGTCTATTACCTACTGACCATACGATACATATGGCAACTAACATCTCTACCATTATTTTTCCTCCTTTTTTGTTTTCCAAAAATAATTATTAGTGTCTCCTAATCTAGTGTCGTTGCCATTTTCGACTTGATACTCGATTGTACTAACCAAGAAATCAGGTTTAAGTGGCTCTTGTGGTGTAAGGCTATTGTCAAACACTCTCATTCTATTGTTTGGATATAGACAAAACTGTCCATTTCTTAGCTGCAAAAGGTTAAAAGATTTGTGTTCTTCAGGGTTTTCGCTTGTGCTATAATCAACAATATCAGGGCTATTATGGTAATTATCCAATGTGCATATATATGTAGCTTTAATAATTCCAAAATCTCTTGTTAAGACTTCAAAATCCATAGTTGATATAAACTCTTTATGTATAGCCACAACATTATAATCCATGCAGTTCCAAAATTGTAGGTTTGGCAAATCCAAATCAACTTTTGGTGTTTCAGGTTCGGCTAAGAATGCAGATATTGGTAATTTATCAAACAAAGCACCATATTCAGGTAAGTAGGTTTCAAAGTAAAAGGCTCGACCAGCTATAGATTTTGCAGTAACCCATATACCTTTAACAAATTTGCCATGCCCATCTTGGTGGTCTCTTAAATACTCTTTACGAACCCAAATTTGTCTTGCTGGAAGATTACAAATTAACTCTGACATTAATTTTTACCCTTTCTATAGCTATATCTTTTTTCTTGAGACTCCACCCTATCTTTATAGCGATAGTGATTTGATCCATCAGTCATTATATCAGCTAATTCTGACACTCCATAAGACACCTCTGTTGCTTGCCTTGATACTTTGCCAAAATCAACTTCGTTTAAGGCTCTTGGATCATCTTCAAACCACATTTCATCTTCGGCTGGTTCTATTTTCTTTTCTGATAATTCAGTAAAAATACCTCTGACTTCTCCATTTTTACCAACTCCATAACCTCTGCAATCGGCACACATTTTAGCAGTATTCCTACGATTTGATACTTCCCCAAGTTTCTCTTTGCATAGCTTGCAATAATTGTATTTAAATTCTTGCCTATCTTTTGCAATTTGTTCTTGAGTTCTTCTAACAGTTGGCTTTAGCCTAGTTCCTCTAAACATCATAACTCTCCTCTTTGTGACATTCATCACATTCAGCTAAACCTTCAGGTGGTTCATCTAAATGAAACATTTCTGCACATATCGTGCATTCATACTCTCCCATAATAACCTCCCTTTTTAAAAAATTGTTTATATAATTTCTTTATTTTATAAATAAACCCACTCTTTTTAACTGGGGTGTTTTGCAATATATGTAACACAATAAATTTATTCATATTAATATCCTCTTTTAATTACCTTTAAAGATTTACTTATTAATGAAGCTATTTCCACATCTCCTTTTTTAACTAAGGCACTAACATATTCGTTAACAAGACCCTCGACTTCAAGCATAGCTTCAGGCCAAGTTGGCATATCATCTTTTTTATCCATGTTCATTTTCACTCTCCCAATCTTTACCATCTAATTCAGAATACATAGTTAAACCAAAATCATAACCTTGTTTATAGTAGGCAGACGATCTTTTTTTTTCATCCATGCCATTTCCATCTAACAAAGCATCAGCAACACCATCTTTGAAGAAGTTTAAATAACCTCTTCTCTTTATGTCTATTGGGCTATTCATTTGCATCTCCTATAAATAAAAATCCACCACCATTCCCTTCAGGATCGCAACTAACCTCAATGGCTATATCTTTATAGCCTTTTTTCGTTAGCACAAACTTTGGGAAACCATTGTAGCCATCATCATTAACCATGCCTACATATTGCTTGATTTTAAAGCCCTCAAGCTGCTTATAATGGTCGTCAAAACCTTTATTTCCTGACATTAGCACTACCCCCCTTGCTTTTGATTATCTTACCAAAATAGTAAACACCATCTTCTTCGTTAAGTTCGTAAGAGATAAGGTCTCCAAGGTTGAAATCAGAAAACGCAGGTACGTTATTAATTTCGCCAACACCATCTTTAGCATTGCCACTAATAACTTCAACCCACATTCTTTCGCTACCAATGCCTCGTTTTTTAGATTCAGCATTAACTGGAAATCTTACTTTAATCATGTTGTCGCTTTGGAATAATTCATCAGTAGGTAGCGATTTATTACCTTTAATGAATGTCATGTTTTTATTCATTATCTATCTCCCATATGAAATTGGTGACTTATTTTCCAAAATGAATCTTGCATCTTTCGTGCAGTTTCTGAAGTGATGTCAAAAGTTTGAGTATATTCATCAATAAAATCATTCATAGCATCATAAGTGTTATGAATAGCTTGCATTTGATCGGGTGTTAATTGAGCCATAGCCTCTGATCTTACTTGTGCGAGTTCTTCGGCTTTGATTTCCCACTCAGGTCGAGTGTCGATTACTTTATCTATATCTATTTTAGGCATATGTTCGTCTCCTTTTTGCTAGAACAAGATAGTTATATCGGTATTCAATACCATGTGTCAAGCACTAAAATTCATCTAA